GAGATGGATCTAAAATTAGATTACCTAATGGTAACTATTTAGAAGAGACAGCTTCTTACTATGTTATGGTTGAAACAAAAACAGGAGGTTATACTCCTGCGTTGATTACAATGAAATCAACACAACTAGGTGTCAGTAAAAAATGGAATTCAATGATGAAATCTGTTCAAATTGACGATGGAAAAGGTGGATTTGCAATTCCGCCAATGCATGGGGTTGTCTACAATCTTCAATCAAATCTACAAAAGAACGATAAAGGTTCTTGGTATGGTTGGGTTGTGAACATGGACAGAATTATGGGGCAAGAGGATAAATCTTTATACTTAATGTCTAAAGAATTTAATTCTAGTGCTTCTAAAGGTAGCGTGCAAACAAAAGCAGATGTGGAAGAGACATCAACTGGACCGGTAACACCGTTTTAGTTAATATAGGGGGAATGAAAGTTCCCCCTTTACATAGAATTGAGAATAAAATATATGAAGTTTAAAAATATCTTTGAAGGATTAAAAATAGCTTATGGACAATATCAAAAAGGCGATCGTGCAGCCAATGGCAACAAACAAGGTGGCAAGGCATTCATTGTCAGAAAGAATGTTAGCGATGATTTGTGGGAAAAGCATTTACAGGGAGAAGGTCCGGCTCTCGGAATTATCCCTATTACAGAAGATAATACGTGTAGGTGGGGTTGCATTGATATCGATGAATATAATTTTGATCACAGCAAGCTCATTCAAAGCATACGAAATTTTAATCTCCCCCTAATAGTCTGTCGTTCTAAATCCGGTGGTGCTCACGTCTTTTTATTTACTAAAGAAAATATTCCTGCATCTTTGATGCAATCTAAATTAAAACAAATGTCAAAAGTTTTAGGATATGAAGGTTGTGAAATCTTTCCTAAACAAACAGAAATACTTGTGGAACGTGGGGACACAGGTAACTTTTTAAATTTACCCTACTATAATGGAACGAAAGGATTACGATATGCGATCAATGACAAAGGCGATAGTTGTACACTTGAGGAATTTTATGAGTTATATGATGTTTATGCGCAGAACCAATTATCTGTTGAAAAAATTAAAATTAAAGAAACAAAAATAGAAGAAGCTTTTTCTAGTGGACCTCCTTGCTTAAACAAATTAGCATCAACAGGTTTTGGTGAGGGGTCTAGAAATAATGCGTTATTTAATATTGCAGTTTATTATAAACAAGCAAACCCAGATACGTGGGAAGATGAAATAGTCAAAGCTAATATTAAATATATGACACCAGCACTAAGCAATAGTGAGGTTCAACAATTAATTAAATCAGTAAACCGAAAGGGTTATGACAAGTATAGATGTAAAGATGCACCTATAAATTCTGTATGTCAGTCTGGTTTATGTAGAACAAAACGATTTGGTGTAGGATATGGAGAGGAAGAAATGCCAGTGTTAGGTAGTTTAACAAAATATACATCAACACCACCTCAATGGTTCTTAAATGTAGATGAAAAAAGAATTGAATTAAAAACAGAACAACTTTATAGCCCGGCATTGTTTGCTATTGCATGTTTAGATCAAGCTAATTTAGTAATACCTATTCCAAAACCTAAAGATTGGAAACAACATTTTTTAAAACCTTTGTTAGATAATGGTTTACAAACTATAGAACCTTTAGAATCTTTAAATCCTACTAATGAACTTACAAGTTTACTTCAAGACTGGACAACTAACAGACAAGCGGCAAGAACTTTAGATGATGTGTTTAACAAACTTCCTTTTACAGATGATAAAAAAGAATTTACATATTTTAGAATAGAAGATTTTTATTCTTTCTTAAAGAAAAACAATTGGGACATAGATAAAATTAAAACTGGAAACTTAATTAAAAGTTTAACTAAAGAACAGGGATATCATGAAGATATATTTGTTGAAGAAAAAAGAACTAGAATTAAACAACAACAGCCAAGACTAATTAAAATTAAAACAATGAAAAAGATAGAAGCAAGTGTTTCTAAAGTTGAATATCAACAGGAAGACTTTTAATGAAAATAGGAGTAAATTGGCATTTGCAGTTTAGAATGATTATAAAAGAGCTGGAAGAAAGATTAGAAGAAAAAACTATAAAATTACAAATAGCAGAAAGGAAATTAAAAAAATATGAAAACAATAATACTAGGACCACCGGGAACGGGAAAGACAACAACGTTGTTAAATTTAGTAGACCAGTTTTTACAACAAGGGATTAGACCTAAACAAATAGGTTACTTTTCTTTTACCAAGAAGGCAGCAAAAGAAGCAGCATCAAGAGCTGCGGAAAAATTTAATCTAGATCCTGATACAGATTTAGAAAATTTTAGAACTTTGCATTCATTAGCATTTAGTGAACTAGGTATGACTAAAGAAAAAATGATGAAGGTAGAGGACTACAAAGAGTTTGGACAAAAATGTGGTTTACCAATTAAAACAGCAAAATATTCTGACGAGGATGGTACATTTAATTCAGACAACGAATATTTAACTATTATTAATACAGCTAGGGTCAAACGTAAGGATCTATTAGAATATTATGATTCAAGGAAAAATATAATAGATATAGAAAGAAGCACCTTATTCTTATTATCAGAGCAGTTACAAAAATTTAAGAAAGAAAAAGGTTTAAAAGATTTTACAGATTTATTAGAAGACTACATAGCTTTAAAAAAGAATCCTAACTTTAAAGTATTGTTTATAGATGAAGCACAAGATTTATCTTTAATACAATGGGAAATGGTTAGAACTTTGTGGGAGAATGCAGAAAAAACTTACATAGCAGGAGATGATGATCAAGCCATCTTTAAATGGGCTGGTGCTGATGTTGATCATTTTATAGCTTTAAAAGAAGAAGTAGACAATATCAAAACTTTGGATCAATCTTATAGAATACCAGGTGGACCTATACACGAACTATCACAAAGAATAATAAGTAAAATACAAAACAGATTTGATAAACAATATAAACCTAGAGAAGAGATAGGAATTTTAAAACGATATTCTGATATAACTCAAGTTGATATGAAAGAAGGAGAATGGTTAGTGCTATCTTCTGCCAATTATTTTTTAGATGACGCAAAGGACCTTTGCGAGCTACAAGGTTGGTATTATCAATGTAAAGGAATTAATTCTGTATCTTTAAAACTATTATTAGCTCTTAATAACTGGGAGCATTGGCGTAAAGGTAGTCAATTAAATACAATAGAGATAAAAAATATTTATCAATATTTAGGATCTAGTGTTGTTGAAGGATTTCGTAAAGGTAAAACTTTACATTCGGACGCGAAGTATAAACTAAAAGAGTGTCAAGATCAACATGGATTAATTACTGATAAAGTTTGGTACGATTCATTTGAAGGATTAGATAATATCACAGAGAACTACATTCGTAATATGAGGGCAAATGGTGAGATGATAAACAAAAATCCTCGTATTAAAATGTCCACAATACACGGAGCAAAAGGAGGAGAAGCTGATAAAGTTTTATTGTTACAGGATATTACAGGTGCAGCCATAGAAACGTTTAGTCATGACCCAGATGAATTACATAGATTGTTTTACACTGGTGCGACGAGAGCGAAGCGTGAATTGCATATTGTGGATCCTAAAAAATTTGATCGGGCTTATATACTATGAAGTGCTGGCACTGTAACGCTGAACTAATATGGGGTGGCGACCATGATATAGAAGAAGGTGAGATGTATGATATTGTAACTAATTTACATTGTCCAGAATGTCATTGTCATGTTGACGTCTATCATCCAACAGAAGAAACCATAAAGGAGTATGAAGATGAAAAGAAAAAAAGCTTTAACTAGACAGGTTGGTGGATCACATTATCAAGACTATGTCATTCAACCAGCAGAGTTCATAAACAAAAACAAGTTGCTTTTTGCAGAAGGCAACGCTATAAAATACATAGTGAGAGCGAAAAAAAAAGGTGGGAAAGAGGACCTTCTAAAAGCTAAACACTATATTGATATGATAATCGAAAGGGATTACCAATGAGAAATACTCAAATGCCTTTATTTACTCCTGATACAGAGTGGGTAATGCCGGAAGAACTAAAAGATTTAAAAGGGTGTAAAGAAATAGCTATAGATTTAGAGACGAATGACCCACAATTAAAGCAATACGGATCAGGTAACGTAACTGGTAGAGGCCACATTGCTGGCGTTGCGGTGGCCGTAGACGGCTGGTCTGGCTATTATCCTATTGGACACGAGCAAGGTGGTAATATGGACAAAAAACTTGTTTTAGGTTGGTTACAAGAAATATTAAACCAAGACTATACTACCTTTATATTTCATAATGCCATGTATGATGTCTGTTGGTTAAGGTCAGCAGGACTGTCTATAAAAGGCCACATTGTTGACACAATGATTGCCGCGTCACTTATAGATGAAAATAGAATGAGTTACGCTTTAAATACGTTAGCTAAATTTTACGTAGGTATAGGTAAAGATGAAAAGATTTTAATTGAAGCTGCTAAAGAATATGGTTTAGATCCTAAAGCGGAGATGTGGCGATTGCCAGCGCTTTTTGTTGGACAGTACGCGGAACGCGATGCGGAAGCTACACTTAAACTTTGGCAAAGATTAAATGTAGAAATTAGAAATCAAGAACTTACAGAAGTATTTGAATTAGAAACAGATTTATTTCCTTGTTTAGTTGATATGAGATTTAAAGGTGTAAGAGTTGATCTTGAAAAAGCAGCTTTTATTAAAAAAGATCTTATGGCTAGAGAAGCTAAAATAATTAGTAAGATTAAAAAATTAACTGGACTAGAAGTAGAAATACATGCAGCTAGATCTATTGCAAAAGCATTTGATAAATTAAAATTACCATATGATAGAACAGCTAAAAGTAATGAACCAAGTTTTACTAAAAACTTTTTACAAAATCATCCTCATGAATTAGCAACTTGTATTGCAGATGCTAGAGAGATAAATAAAGCACACACAACTTTTATAGATTCTATAACTAAGCATGCACACAAAGGAAGAATACATGCAGATATAAATCAAATAAGATCAGACCAAGGTGGAACTGTTACAGGTAGATTCTCTATGAGTAATCCTAACTTACAACAAATTCCGGCAAGACATCCTGAGATTGGTCCTATGATTAGATCTATATTTATTCCAGAAGAAAAACATAAATGGGGATGCTTTGATTACTCCCAACAAGAACCTAGAATTTTAGTACACTATGCTAAGTTACAAAATTTAGAAGGTGTTGATGAAATTGTAGATGCATACAACGCAGGAGATGCAGATTTTCACCAGGTTGTTGCAGATATGGCAGGGATAGAACGTAAGCAAGCCAAAACAATTAATTTAGGTTTGATGTATGGTATGGGTAAAAACAAATTAATGTCAGAGTTAGGTTTAATGAAAGAATCAGCGGAGAAACTTATAAGACAGTATCATGCTAAAGCTCCTTTCGTTAAAAAACTTATGGACAATGTAACTCGTAAAGCAGAAGACAGAGGTAAGATAAGAACTTTAGGTGGTCGTGCATGTCATTTTGATTTATGGCAACCTGTACAATTTGGAGTATTTAGACCATTACCTTTAGAAATGGCTAGAAAAGAATATGATGAACCTTTAAAACGTGCATTTACTTACAAAGCATTAAACAAATTAATACAAGGTAGTGCTGCTGATATGACAAAAAAATCAATGGTAGCTTTGTATAAAAATGGTATAATACCACATATACAAATTCATGATGAAGTTGATATATCTGTAGAATCTCCAAAAAAAGTTGAACAAATTATTGAAATTATGGAATCTGCAGTAGAGTTAAAAGTACCAAACAAAGTTGATTACGAAGAAGGAGATAATTGGGGAAAAATTAAATAATGTCATACTTAAACGCAAACATACCAGCAACATACGCACAAATACGAAGGGAGTATTTATATGATCTTAAAAAACATCACGGAGAAGTTGAAGACTGTATTGTCTTTGGCATTACATCTATGGGAGGACGTGCAATCTTATTTCATTGCATTATGGAAAACGGTGCA